GAGTAAAATCATTCTCCATATCGGAGATTCCCACAAAGAGACCATTGTTGATGGATATGCGGTCCGGAGAGCTAAGCTTTCAAATACATTCCATGCTAAAAGTGTTAAAATCATAATAATACGTAAGCTCATATCTAAAAAATTAACTGGTTCACTCAGTTCCTCATTCATCTTACTTTATAGTAATGTTTCTATTTATAAAAAGATGAAATCTACTTGTGAGATGAAGAAGAACTATCAGATGGCATTAAATGACTATCCATAGACGAGGATGAACTACGAACTCCACTATCCTTTGGTTTTGAAGTATTAACACGATCAGATGAAATTGCAATAGGGCTTTCACCAAGAATACGTTCAATAAACCATCTGTGAGATGATGAAATGATCTTTGTTGAACTGTCCGTCGTATCAGTTACATCAGAAAATCCTTCAGATGTATCTTCCTTTTGTAGTCTAGCAAATATGATAAGAGAAACGGTGGCCGCTAAAACTCCAGTGGGCCAATCTATGAGAAGAGCAATAAGAAATGGTAATATGAAAAATACTGATCTACCGAGTGTATTATCAAGGAATTCCAAAGACTTCCGGGGGGCAATTTCAACAAATGAGCCTAAGATAAGCAATCCTGCAACTGATAGGATTGTAAGTGGCCAATGAAGAACTGTATAAGTATCTCTTAACCAAGATACTACACTCATATCCATATCTTCTACGGGGGCAGCTTTAGCTCCACCTTTTGGAGAATTAGCTCCGCTTTTAACTTCGTTTATAGCTCCACTTATAGCCTTTGGCGAACTTGCAGGACTAGCCATTCTGTTAGAACCCCAAAGTTTTTAATCAGATAAAAAGACATAGGTGGAACTTAGATGGAGTTCGCCTCTATAGAGGATGCATTCCCAGAATTGAGTAAATCCAAAGAAAAGCGGCGGCATAAGAAAAAAGAGGGCTTTCAAGCATACGAATTGCCTCCTACCGACGCAGATCGTCCGGCTGTTCAGAGAATGCTTGAAATTCCACCAATGAATATAAATCCTAACAGTGAAGATGGATATCTTGATGAAGGCAGTAAGCAATTACAAAATTCCAATGTAAATAACTCACTGCCTGCACCCAAAAAAAATACACAGATGCCCTCAAACTCATCACCCAATTTCTTTGGTGCAGAACCATTTTCCAATCCAAGTGAGGATACCATGGCGATATACAATGCTAACACGAGTAATCAAAGTGGATATATGCTTGATGCTGATTTTACAAATTCATTTGATCAGACAGGATTTGGAAAGTCCACTGGAAAAATGGTTCCTACACCTGAACTCCGGCAGCGTTGGAAGCCTCTATCAGTAGATCGTGTAGATACTGCATTTACTAATGATTCTAAGGGTTACAATTTTGAAGGTCTTTCAACCAGTGATTTTCAGGCAATGCGTTCAAAAATAGACACACTGATGGCACGTCTAGATGACTTGGAAAGTAGGGCAGAAGGTGCAAACCCTCAGCTTGAGATGCTTTCTTTTATCATGACTGGGCTTTTCTTAATGTTTGCTCTTGACTTGACCGTGAAAAAGCTATCAAGATAGCTTTTAATGAGGCCTGCGGCCAAAAAGCTATCAAGATAGCTTTTAATGAGGCCTGCGGCCAAAAAGCTATCAAGATAGCTTTTAATGAGGCCTGCGGCCAAAAAGCTATCAAGATAGCTTTTAATGAGGCCTGCGGCCAAAAAATTAGATAGATCTTATAAACTCCCACTGTAAATCCTTGCAAATCTTCTCCCAAATCTTATCCTGTGCATAGAGCTTATCACGATTTTTTAATAGAGGAAAACAATGCAAGAAATCGTCTAGTTCCAGAAGTTCACACAGCTTATACAGAACATAAGAATAAGATAAGAAATTGGAACGTTCCGCAGGACAATGTTTCTGAAATGATGGCTGGATTTCCTTAAATAAGTAACGCAGTTTCTCCTCAGTCTCTCTCCCCATAACTGGTGCAGTGTGGCCATTGAGTCTGGACAAGATATGAGGCACATGTTCATAGAAAGAATTATACTTGAGCTTCTTGAGAATCTCACGTATCTTACTACGATTCAAGGAAGAAGCCTGTAGTCTCTCCTTCTTAATTTGATCTTCAATATGTTCAAAGACTTCCTCTGGAATCTCCGTGCTCTCCTTTGCCTGGAATTGCGCCAACCACTCATTAAAGTGATTAATGCGCTTATATGCATAATACGAAACTTCACGAGGTGGATCCTTGTAAGACGGCTTATCTGAGTCAATCAAGATAAGCTTGTGAAATCCACAATGTGGACAGGAGACAGTAGCATCATTAATGGAAATCTTCATGTCTTCACCACATGCATCACACATGAAAGAAGTATCATTGAGTGCATGCATAGATGGCCTGGAATAATGAGGATCAATTCTCTGTAAATACTGATCTAGTAAAGTATCACGACGCAAGGTATCGCCTTGCTCTCTGGAAGGATAGGAATTTGATGGAGGCTGAACCTTTACTCCACTTATATCCTGGATAGATGCATTCTTTAATGCCTCAAAGACACTCCCAGGACGAGCCCTATCTGCAACCATAACCACATTATCTGCTCCACGATTAATTCTATCCTGGATATCATAATACTGGAAAAGCAAATCGCCCGCCTGAAGATAATAATCAAAGACTGCTCCCTTTTCATCAATTGAATCCAGTTTGCCCTTAATATCTTTCAATTGTTGTTCAATCTTGAAACGTTCAATATCACTTTGCTCATTTTTATACTCACCAGATAATTTCGCAAATTCGGTTTTCAGCACTTCAACTTGCTCAGTTGACTCCTTGGCCTTAGATAAATAGTGTTGATGCACTGTATCCAAAGTTGTTCTGGCTTCTGGATTAGATCTCTTTGAAGGCCTTATCTTAAAGAAGGGATCGTTCATATACTAAGGAAATCCTGATGTCTCTCTTTAACCCACGTCACAGTGCGTTAGCAAGTTAGCGTGGGATAGTCCGGTGGTGACCTTAGAGACAAAATTGATTTCTCTAGGTAGTCTTGAGGAGGCAGATGATATATTCAAAAGAAACCCTGAGTGAAATTCTTTTAGAAGGTGGTGCCATTGCTTTAGAGGAATATCCTAGATATTCCCAAAGGCTCCGAGTGAGGTTCCGGTGTGAATGTGGCAAAGAGACTTCAAAACGCTTTGAGATGCTGGGGCTCTATAGGCTTCCTTATTGTGAAGAGTGTAGCTTGAAAGTAAAAGAAAAACGTAAGCAAGCAACAAATCTTGAAAAATACGGCTGTATAAATACTGGTTCAGTTCAAGAAGTTAAAGATAAAATACAAAATTCATTTCATGAGCGATTTGGCTGCCATCCTAAACAAACCAAAGATGTGCAAGATAAATGGAAAGCAACATGCCTAGAAAAATATGGTGGGCACCCTAATCAAAATAAGGAAGTTCAAGTAAAATCAGAAGCTACGTCATATCATTATAAGGATTATATGATGCCAACTGGAAATGTAGTTAAATACCAGGGGTATGAGAATTTAGCTCTAGATGAGTTAGTGCAATTATACGAGGAAGATGATATTTGTATAGGAAGATCTAACATTCCGACGATTGATTATTATATTGATGAGAAGAAACATGTTTACTTTCCTGACTTCTATATAAAATCTGAAAACAAAATAATTGAAGTAAAGTCTGAGTGGACTATCAAGCTAAAAAGAGCTAATATTGAAGAGAAAGCTCAGGCAACCGTGAAAGCTGGATATAAGTATGAAATCTGGGTTTACAATGATAAGAAGATAAAAGTTGAAAAAAAGGCATACTAGAAAAAGAGCTTCCGGCAGATTTTCCTTTTTCCGCCGAAAAAAACATTTTGCCAAAATTTTTTTCTCTACGATAGGTATAACAACATGACTGGAGGGGGCTTGATGCAATTAGTAGCCTATGGTGCACAGGACGTTTATTTAACCGGTAATCCCCAGATTACCTTCTTCAAGGTGGTCTACCGCAGACACACCAACTTCGCCATGGAGTCCATTGAGAACCCTTTCAACGGTTCCCCTGGCTTTGGCCGCAAGGTGACTTGCACCATCCAGCGTAACGGTGATTTAATCTACCGCATCTACCTGCAGGCCACTCTGCCCAAGGTGACTCTGCTGTCTACTGACGGCTCTGGTGCCCAGTTCCGCTGGCTCAACTGGGTGGGTCACAACTTAGTGAAGAACGTGGAGCTTGAGATTGGTGGCCAGCGTATCGACAAGCACTATGGTGACTGGCTCCAGATCTGGAATGAGCTCACCCAGGAGGCCGGCAAGCAGGCTGGCTATGCCAAGATGGTGGGTAACGTGCCCCAGCTGGTGAATCTGCTGGTGCAGGGTGGTGAGGACTGCGACAACTACTGCGCTGGCGGTGAGCCCAACACCTCCAACGAGTTCCTCATGTGCTCCCCCGAGTACACCCTCTACATCCCTCTGCAGTTCTGGTTCAACCGCAACCCTGGCCTTGCTCTGCCTCTCATTGCTCTGCAGTACCACGAGGTGCGTATCAACCTGGAGTTCAACGACATCCGCAACCTGTGCTTCGACCAGACCCCTGCTCTGTCCAACGCCCACACCATCCGCGACCGCGTGGCCGCTGCTGGCTTAGTGGCTGCCTCCCTCTACGTGGACTACATCTACCTGGACACTGATGAGCGCCGCAAGTTCGCCCAGGTGTCTCACGAGTATCTGATTGAGACTCTGCAGTTCACTGGCGGTGAGTCCATCACCAGCTCCAGCAACAAGCTGAAGCTGAACTTCAACCACCCTTGCAAGGAGCTCATCTGGGTGGTGCAGCGCGATTCCTTCGTGTCCTGCGATGACAACGTGATTGCCCCATGGAAGGGCCAGCAGCCATTCAACTACTCCGATTGGTGGGACCGTGCCGTGCTGGAGTCTGGCTACTCCGTGACCCGCGTGGAGGGCCTGGCCGGCAACAACCCCACCGTGACTGCCCTGCTGCAGCTCAACGGCCACGACAGGTTCCAGGTGCGTGAGGGACGCTACTTCAACGAGGTGCAGCCTTACCAGCACCACACCAACGTGCCTGCCGTTGGTATCAACGTGTATTCCTTCGCTCTGCAGCCCGAGCAGCACCAGCCCAGCGGCACTTGCAACTTGTCTCGTATTGACAACACCACTCTGCTGCTGACTGTGTCCAACAACGCTGTGGGCACTGCCACCAGTGCCACTGTGCGTGTGTATGCCACCAACTACAACGTGCTTCGTATCATGAGCGGCATGGGCGGTTTAGCATATAGTAATTAGAAAGTTGGAATCCACCCAGTGGTCTCCGGCAAATTACGATATGTTTTCTGCGACAAAATTGATTATAAAATTTCATATCCATCTAGTATACTAGTTGAATATGACATCTAGAGAAGGAATTGGAGGAAGAAAACCAGGTCTAATTGACTATCGTAATATTACTTATAATAATAAAGAATATATTGTAGGAATAATACAATTTAAGGGAGAAGATTTGCAATTTATATTTGATAAAGATGATTTTGATAAAATTAAAGATAGAGCTTGGCACTTTTCATCTGGTAATTATATTTCCTCAGGAATTATTCATGATTCAAAAAAGAAAGAACTATATCTCCACAACCTAGTGATGAATCGTCTAGAACATCCAGGAAAAGGAGTAACAGAATCAGTAGACCATATTAATCGCAATGGCCTAGATAATAGAAAAGAAAACTTGAGAATTATAAGTCAAAGTAATCAAAATTTAAATCAGTCAAAAAAGAAACGTTCAGTACTTCTACCACCAGGATGTCCCATAGAACCTAGTGATATTCCAAAGCATATTTGGTATGTTAGAGCAAATGGTCTTCATGGAGATAGATTTGCAATTGAATTTAAAACTGAGGGTCTTGTCTGGAAATCAACGAGTTCTAAAATAATAACAATAAATGAGAAACTTAAACAAGCAAAAGAAAAACTTCAAGAATTTTATATACAGTATCCTCATTTAAATCCTGATAAACCTGAGAGGCTACAAGAAGAATTAAATCTTAAAATGTCATTTGAAGAAATAATAAAACTATAGTCTACTCAAAGCTATTATCTAAATTAGCTGGCTGTCATACAGATCTAAGTGCGTGAAATAGCCCACCTACTCGTAATAAGAGGAAATGCAGTATTTGCCACTGCTTTTCCACCAAGATCTGCTGAGGCTGCATGAATACCGCCATATTGTCTTGATACTCCCGCAGAATCTGCTATATCTTGCCATACAGACCATGCTAGATGAACATCTGAAGTAGGCACTAAACCAGTTTGTATTAAACTAGTTCGTGCTTTAACTGGAATATTAGAAAGACTAATTCTCAGTGTTCCTAAGCCTGTATACATCGGTGATAATAAATTTAGATCTGAGGCATTTATACTAGTGGTTGGTATAGAAGAAGAAAACCATGCATTCATAACATTCGCAAAGCCTTGTGAGAATGTGCTATGACCACTTGGAAAATCGGGAAAAGGGGGTGTGACAAAATTAGTTTCTTGATAAGGGACCCATATATTTCCATTAATAGTAGTCCCATTAATAGCACTTGCATCATATTTTTTCAAATTCTGTCCAACATATCGTCTACGGATTTCTTGAATTGGCCTTGCTTCCATCTTTGCCCGTTTAAGATCCCAAGTTAAACGAGATCCTTCAAAGATATTGATTGCTAGTTCCAGACCAGAGTAAATCATAACATGTAATTCAGGGTTAGTAAGTTCAATATATTTCTTCCAGAACCAGATCATCATACATGGAGGAGAAACTGTCAGCGGTCCTCCTGCCCAAAATTCTGCAATGGCCTTTTGGGTATCTGTTAATGAATTACTGAGAGTTACTACATCGTCTATTTCAGAGTCCCTGGCTGCTATATTTGCGGTAGCTGTTGCGGAATTAGAATCTTCAGGATCAAGAAAATGAGTTGTCGCTGCAGACTTTATTGCCGTCTCATCACCTGCAGTCAGACAGGTTGAGTCAACATCACCCCAGCCATAGGTCAGAAAGTTCTTTTTTGCCCCACCTACTCTGAGAGGTGTCCACTTTCTAGGTTTTGGATAAGCAGTAGCATTGGTGAAATCTTGAGATGTGGTAACATCTAGCACAGTGGCACCGTTCCGTAATTGTGCATCTGTTGCTGCAGTTCCTGCTGCCACGTTTCCATCGGCTTGTCTACCTGTATACCATGTCTGCCATGTAGATAACCATAAGGTAAAATTTGCATCTAACTTTACCTGATCTATGACTGTCTGATGTTGTTGTGCAGTCCAAAAGAAATTGGCACGTGACTGTTCTAAAAGCTTATTCGTATCATAGGATGGTATAAAGATGGGCATTGTATTAATAAGAATCTGTGTCATCCAAACAAATATATTTGTATCATCGGATAGTAGATATTTCGTATTCCAATTCCACGAATCTTTTGTGCCGGTTATAGATGTTCTAGATGATACCCAAGAGTATGCGGAAGCAACTGTAAAAAACCATAAATATGCTATTCTAGCTGATCTGGTAGGAGGCACACTTATAGAGGCATTGTAGACTAGAAGATCCTGTAACGCAGTGAATATTTGGGTTATAAGGGTAATACAAGGATTTTCCATTGATGTTGTAGTAGCCATAGTATCTTCAACATAAACCTTATAACCAGTTATAATTCGCATACCCCCATTACTCTGATTAAGATATTGTGCTGAATTTACAGTTTTAAATACTCTTCCCTTCTCAGCATTTAACTGTATATTATATGCAATAACCCTATTTGCCCGTAATTGATGTAGCCTAGTGTGATCCATCTATCCTATAGAATTAATTTATAATCGTTAATTACACAGATCTCTAAGTTACACTTTCAATGTGATAATATCTTAATTCTTTTCTTATAATAGAAATGTCAAATGCGACACATGAAAATGTTACAGGAGTAAATAAAGAAAGAAAAGATCAACAATTTGCTATAAGTGCAATAACTCCAGATATTTTACAAATGGATTTATATGCAGTTTTGGGTATAACTATAACTGCAAATGATAGCCAAATAAAAAAAGCATATCTTAAATTAAGTAAAATACATCATCCTGATAAGGGTGGTGATCCAGAGATATTTAAGAAAGTGACTGTAGCACATGATATTCTTTCAAACAAATTATCAAGGGGTTTATATGATTATTTAACGGGAAGAACTACGGCAAATCCTTTAGTTTCTAGTGCACCTATACCTTCTAGCGCCCCTATGCCCCCTATGGCTCCTATGGCTCCTAAGGCTCCTATGGCTCCTAAACCTCCTCAAAGATCCGAGACTCCTGATCAATTAATAGATGAACTAAATAGGTTACTAGCTCAAGTTAAACAATCAAGCACTAATATATTAAGACTTGATGAAGCAAGACAACAAATAAAAGCCCCTATGACAAGAGAAAAAATAAATGAACTATTAGGAATCTATAATTCTATAACCTTAGAAAAAAATAAAATTAATCAAGCAGATCTTAGAATTGGAGTTTTAGATAAAGATTTTTTTCATTTTTTTGGTAGGAAAATTTCTGATTTTTCAGATGCCCGAAGAATGATAGAAACTGATATAACCCGTGCGTTAGAACTAGAGGCAGCAGCAAAAATTGCGTATGATACCGCAAGACAATCAAAACTACAAGGAAGAAAAGAACCTGTAAGTGCAGCGGCAGCAGAAAGAGGGTATCAACAAGAACAACTACGATTAGCAGAAGAGGAAAGGCAGCGAAGGGAGGCTGAGAGAGTAAGTAGAATGGTAATAATGCATGGTCCAAATGGAAAACCATACTTTGCAGAAAGGGGTAAATATGCAACAAAGGTTCTGGGCGCGTATACTGCACAAGGAAATTCAAGAGCACCATTTTATATACCTCATGAAGAACCTGAGGCGGAGGGACCAGTGTATTCAAAGGAAGAGCAAGAACTAATGCTCTTAAGAGGTTATCCAGATATATATGAAATTAGACCTGGTCATAATCCTTACGTAGTCCATGATAGATTACATGAATGGCAAGTACGTGTGCAATTATTAGGAAGAACATTGAAAGAAAAAGGTATATATAATCCAACACCACAAGATCGTCGTGAACAAAGAAGACTTGATTCGGGGCAATATGATCCTCTAATGCGTATCAATGAATATTTAAGAGGTTTAATTGCACAAAGACACCACAATCCATTTGTTCTACAGCAACGTGGGGTTGAAGAACAATTGCAAGAAATGATTAATACAATTAAAACCCAAGAAGTGCATGTAGGAATAACAGCGGAACAAATAAAAGAAGAACTTAGAAAAGCAGATCCTGTTTATATAAGACAACAATATCTAAAAACGGCTCAAGAGATTTTAATGATGCAACCCAAATCTAAAAAAATAGAACCTGAAACATTTATCCAAAGATCTCACGGTGCATTCTTAGCTATTAAAAAGGTATTACAGAGAAATCCAGAGGAATCTAATAAGTTATTGGCGATAGTAGGCTTATCATCTCATCAAGGCATGTTATTTTTAAAGGATAAATTTTCAAATTCAACGCCTGAAGATCATAAAATAATTTACGGGCTAGTATTTGTATTATTATTTTTAATCCGACACTTATTAATTGATAAATCTGAAGAAGAATTAGATGAGGAATATAAAGAATATTATCCAGGTCGTCCATTGAATGGTGATTTATATAATAGAAATATGGAAAGTATAAGAAAATTTCGTAATCAAGGAAGTAAGGGGAATTTTATTTACATATATATTTTGTATACGATCGTTATGATATTTTTAACAAATATTGTTATTCCACACATTCAATATAGATACTCTACATATGGAGGTGCCACACCAAGGAGTCTAAGCAGGGCTAAATCGCCAAGGGCCAAATCGCCAAGGGCCAAATCGCCAAGGGCCAAATCGCCAAGAGCTAAATCGCCAAGGGCCAATAGAACAATGACGGTAAGGACATTAAAAAATAACTCCAAAACTCAACGCTTAAGACATGGTCATCATTTTAAGAATATTCTAAATATTAAACTAGGTAGCCCTAAAACAAATGATGAAAAAATATTGCATTTTGCAGCTACATTTTCATTAGGATTAATACAAGAATACTATAATGTAAGTAATAAAACAATGAAGCAGCATATTGCAAGTGATCTTATTAAGATTGTTAAAACAGTAGAAAAAGGTAATGATAGTTTTTCCTTAATGGTAAAATTTGCTAATGAAATGTTTGAGAATTTAAATGAATAATATTCTTAGAAATTGTATCCTAGCGCGCATCTCTCCACATGAGACCGTTTAATCCCATTTCTTCTGGATACCAATACGGAACCATTCTAGTTGCCACCGTGACTTTTTGACTTCTTAACTCCGGATTAATTGCACAAATAACTTGTCCGAAAGTTTTATTATCTATATGACCTCGCTTATTTAATTCAACAATAAATTCACTGGCAACCCTCTTCCCAGGCTCTAGAGAATTAGTTGGCTCAATATTTCTTGTAGAGTATCGCAAAATATCTAAAATCTCTTGAATTGTAATTGTCACCGAGGCCATGTATAGTATTAATGCGAAATATATTTTCAATTTTAATTGAAGATATATTTAGATGGATGATTACTATAGGCGAATAAATCCGATGGTAAGACTACAAAATAAAGCACCCGAAGTTGCTAAATTATTAAGAAATAAGGAATTTTTAAAAAACGCATTAGCTAACCCAAGCCCTGTAATTATTCAGCCTCCTGCTCCACCTCCAGGAAAATTCGTCAGTGTTCTTTTAAGAAATGGGCTTGGAAATAGAATATTTCAAATTCTAGCAGCTCTAGGATATGCTGAAAGGTATAGGAAGGTCTGTGTATTATGCAAGGCTTTAACTACAACTGGAATGAAAAGCCATGAACAGAATTTAGATACTATGATTTCACAAATATTTCCAAGCCTAGTTACAGTAGAATTTATTGAGCGTTATACGAATATAATTGAACAAAAAGAAATGAATTATACATCATTACCAAATTACCATACCAGTGTTGTTTTACAAGGGTATTTTCAAGATGAGAAATATTTTCCTTCAGCCTATAATATTCCAGTAATTAGAACTGCTTATTATCCAGATAAATATTTTATTCATATTCGCGCTGGAGATTATTTAGATCCTGGGAGCTTTGGCTTAGATTTAGTGGAATACCATAAAAAATGCTTTGCTCAATTAAGTAATAATATAACATATCTAGTATTCTCTAATGATAATACATACGCTGATAATTATATGAAACAATTCGGAATTAACTATACTATTTCTAATAAAGTAAATCCATTGGAAGCCTTGGTAGAAATGGCAAATTGCGCTGGAGGAATTTGTGCAAATTCTACCTTTAGTTGGCTAGGCGGTTTCTTTCAGAGAGAACCTAGAGGTAAAATATTCATGCCATCTGTTTGGCTAAGAGGGCGTGATTGTAAAGGAATCTATCCTACATGGGCTACAGTGGTTGATATTGGATTTGCTAGGGAACCTTTACCTAGGGAACCTTTACCTAGGGAACATTTACCTAGTGAACCTTTACCTAGGGAACATTTACCTAGGAAATATTTACCTAGGGAACCTTTACCTAGGGAACCTTTGCATCGTATCCAACCACCTGCAATAGTAATCTCAGAAGATAAAAACTTAAATGGCGATGTATGTGTAGTTTTATCTGGTGGCCTTGGAAATGTATTATTCCAAATTTTTGCAGGATTAGTTTATTCCAAAAAATATAATAAAAAGTATGTAATATGTAAATCAAAAAATCAAGCAGCCATTAAAGATCATGAAAAAAATCTAGATTCTATGATATTAAAAATTTTTCCAGATTTAGAATATGTTGATTCATTTGATACATATACAGAAATAAACGAAGTTAGGCATATAGACTATGATGAGTTGCCATATAAACCTGGTAATGTATTAATAAGGGGATATTTTCAAGTTGAGTATTATTCATTGCATCTTCCAGTGATACCTAATATAAGAACTGATTATTATGAAAATACTTATTTTATCCATATACGTCTAGGTGATTATATTGGATTTTTTGGAATGGACTTTGATTTATCAAATTATCATAGAAGATGTATTAATATCCTTGGTCCTAATGCTAAATATATTGTATTTTCTAATGAAAATGATAAAGCTGACAAATATATGAAACAATTTAATGTAAATTACAGAATATCTGATAAGGTAGATGCTTTAGAAGCTCTTATAGAAATGGCAAATTGTGCAGGAGGAATATGTGCAAATTCAACCTTTAGCTGGATGGGAGCATTTTTTCAAAGACAACCACGGCAAAATATTTTTGTTCCGAATAAATGGGTTCCAAGGAATGTTAGCGGAATCTTTCCCTCATGGGCACGGAGAATTGAGGTTTAATACGTAAATTATATAAAGATAATTTTAAATCTATAGATAGAAAATGACAACTGTTGATATTTTTATAAAAACATATCATAAGGATTTTATATGGCTAGAGTATCTCTTAAAAAGTATAAAGAAATTTGCATCAGGATTTCGTAGAATTGTAATTGTATCAGATGAGGATGGTAATGTGATTCCTGAAGATTTCAAGGATATAATAGATTTTACAGTATTTTATGTTCCTGTGCCCACTATTAATAATAGATCTATTCCACACGGTATAGGATATATATGGCAACAATGTATTAAACTATCATGGTACAATTACACGGATGCAAATGCAATTGTTATTTTTGATAGTGATGAAATGTTAACATGTCCTACTACCCCCGACAGTTTTAAAACAAATGGAAAATTTAACTGGTATTATAGAAAATGGGAAGATGCTGGAACTGCTATATGCCACAAGGATCCGGTTGATAAGTTTCTTAAAATGAATACACGTTACGAAAGTATGTGTATTACTGGATTCTATTTTACACTAAATGCAAGTAGGGCATTAGAAGATCACCTTAATAAAATATATGGAACGTGTGATATACTTTCTATTATTAATCTCTGTAAATTAACAACTCTTTCAGAATTTAATATTTTCGGAAATTTAATATATTCTATACAACATCCTGATTATAATTATGTTTTTAATACTACGGGAGCATTTAATCAGAGTATACTTAAATCATGGTCTTGGGGTGGATTGAACGAGGAGGATAAACAAAAGCGTATGGCTATACTTTTATAATGTATTAATAGATGCAGAAGAAAAATATAGTATTGTTTTTTTCTGGACAGGCTAGAATGAATGGATTATCAAATAATCCTAAGAAACATAATTTTATTATAGATAGTTATAATAAATTTATCTTTACTAAGGAATTTAAGGATAAATATAACTATAAGATATTTATTAGCACAGATGATCTTAATATTGAACGTGCAATTGATTATTTTGGTGTGGAGCACATAGGAAATATACATTTATTCAATAGTAATTATTATTACAAAAATATTAATACAAAAATACCAGATGTAGATATATTCTTAAAAAAATATAATAATTCTCCACAGTGGGACAAATATTCTAGATATGATGGTAGTATTCATCAACATTACAAGATATTAGATTGTTATAATTTATTCCGAAATGAGCCAAACTTACCATGCGATTATATGATTAGATTAAGAATGGATACTATATTTACAAATAATATAGTACCAATGATAACAATGCTTGAGAATAATTCATTATTAGATGCATTTATAGTATCTGAAATTTTTGTTATTGGTAAACCTCCTATTATGAATTGGTATTTTACTGGATTAGAAAATAAATATGGAACATATGCACAGATGACACCATCATCTATTTTTGTTGAAGGCTATATTAATCAAGATAAATTTAGATGGACATATGCATCTGAAATACAATTCTTTGAAATGATGTATGAATGGTGTATTAATAATAATCTAGATATGAAACGCAATATATATTTTAGCAATGAATGGAAAACTGCATGTCTAATTGATTTTACAGATAGATATAAGGGGTGGAAATTTATTGAAAATATTTGGGACTCTATAATAGAATGATTCTAACACTTGGTGACATAGATGCACAAAATAGAAGTAGTAATATTATGATACTTAATAATAATGCTAAAAAGAATATACTTTTTATAGGTTCTTGTAGAATTACTGCATATGTAAATTATTTTTTAAATGATGAATATTTTGGAAAAAACTATAATTATCTATGCATACTTGTTCATATTCCAGCAATGGTGGAATTATCCAATACTATTATACACGATGAATATACAAAGGAGTTAATTTGTAATAGTAGCATTCTTATAAGAGAATATGTAAAAAACTATAATTATTTTAATACGATAATATCTCAGCCACAAAATATTTTTAAGATATATAACTCATTTGATTATACTGCACTTTTACCAAATTATGACAATTTGTTATTCTATACACGCGATATAATAATGTACGGCGATGATACAATTAAGTCTATATTTAACT